GTGAGCCGCTCCTTCAGCCGCGCCGAGCTGGAGTCCTTCCGCGACGCGGAGGTGCCCGACCTGCTCGGCGGCCCGGACGACCCGTCGGTGCGACTGCTGTTCGTCGGCATCAACCCCGGCCTGTGGACCGCGGCCACGCAGACCCACTTCGCCCACCCCGGCAACCGGTTCTACCCCGCGCTGCTGCGCGGCGGCGTGCGGGTGGTCGCCGTCGCCGGCATCACCGCCTACCGGCAGGCCTTCGCGCTGCCCAGGGCCGTGCCCGGGCGGCAGCCGGAGCCGATGGGGCCGGCCGAGCTGTGGGTGGTGCCCAACCCCAGCGGGCTGAACGCGCACGAGACGGTCGAGAGCCTCGCAGCGGCGTACGCCGAGGTCGGCCGCGCCGCCGGGCTGCTGTAGGCGCAGCGGTGCGGGAGGCGCTCAGTCGCGCCGGACGACGAGCGCGTTGGCGACGTTGCGCAGCACGGAGTCCGAGGGGTCGTTGAGCACCTTCAGCACGCCGCGCTTGCCGCCGACCATGGTGGTCGAGCCGCCCCCGTCGAGGTTGAGCGCCTCGTCGGCGCCGAGGTCCTGCATCATCCGGGCCAGCTCGACCATCGTGTAGCCGCGGCTGTCGTCGGAGCGGCCGTCGACGGCGAGCAGCAGCACCTCGTTGGTGTCGCGGTCGATGCCCAGGCGGCACACGAGGAAGCCGGTCGTGCCCTCGGGGAACTTCTCGAACGCCTTCTTGCCGTCCGACAGGGCAGCGCCCTGCGGGTTGAAGGCGTAGCGGAGCTCGCCGAGGGTGAGCTGCGACTCCCCGATGAACTCGTAGGTGTTCGCGTCACCGAGCCGGCGCGTGGTGCGCGCGACGTTGGTCGACTGCGAGGGACGGGCGGCGCTGGCGAAGATCATGTTCGTGACGTCCAGCGCGGAAGCGCCGGTCGCCTCGGCAACGGTCGGACCTGCGGCACCCGAGATCGCGGGGACGAAGATCCACTTCTCGCGCAGGTACGCCTTGGTCGCTGCGGGGCGAAGAGGTGCGGCCATCGTTCTACTCCTTGGTGGTGTTGTCGGTGGCCTTCTGGCCCTCGGTGGTGCTCGACAGGGGCTTGGTGGCGTTGAACTCCGGGGGGAGCGGGTCGCCATTGGCGTCGACCGGGGACTCCTTGAGCCGCCGGTAGTTCCCGTGCGGGATCTCGGAAGCGAGTACCGACCGCTTGTGGCCGGTGTCGGTGTCGGTGACGCGGACGTACTCGGGCATGGAGCCCTCCTTGGTCAGTAGGTGAACTCGGACGTGCCGGAGAACCAGCCGTCATCGGGGCCGATCGGGTCGTCCGTCACGGCGTGCTCGACGAAGAAGGACTCTCCGTCGACAGTCAGGGCCGCCTCGTGAAGGGCTGCGAAAGTGCGGCGCCGCATCTCGAGCGCGTTGATGTAGTCCTTGGCGACAGCGCGGGTCAGGACCCGCCAGCCGGTCACCTGGGACGCCGCACCACCACGGCGGGGAGCGCCCGTCTCGCGGCGCATCACCATGACCTCGGTGTAGTAGGCCGGGAGGGCGGTCAGCGCAGCCAGTTCGCCGAGGGTGTGCGGCGAGGCCCCAGCGGCCGTCAGGAGGGACTTGACCTCGTCGAGGTGCGCTTCCTCGCTCACCAGAACCACCGGTCGGGAAGCCGGCGCACCTCGGCAGCGAACGAAGGCCCGATGATGTCCGCTGAGCGGGCCATGTTCATCTGCGGACGGTTGCCATTGCGGGTGCCGTTCTCGAGGATGAGGCCGAGAAGACCCTGCCCACTCGGGAACGGGCCGTACTCACCGGAGTAGGTGTTACCGAAGAGGCCGGCCCCCGCGAACATGCGCGAGGAGATCTTGCTGGGGTAGTGCTTGGCATGGGAGCCAGGAGGATTCTGGGTGCGGGCGAGATCCTTGGCGATCTCAGCTCCGGCCTTGACCCCGTCCGCCACGGTGTCGCGCATGTCGCGCTTGGAGCGGATGGTGACGGCGCGGAGGTCGTCGGACAGGTCGCCGACCGTGTGCAGCACTCGGACCTTCACTCGGTCACCTCCACCACATCGAGCCGCCTCGCGGTGGCGTAGGACTTTGCAGGCACGTCCACGACTTCCCAGCGACGACCCAGAAGTGACGGGTCAGAAGCGGGGCCAACTGCGCTGCACTCGAACTGCCACCCGACCTTCGGAAGGTCCAGCGGGTCGATCGACATCGGAAGGTGAAGTCCGCCCTCGACGACCAGGCGGTCGACGCCGCCGACTCGGACCGTGCGGCCGTCGGTGTCGCTGTCGCGAGAGCGGCCGGCGATCTTGCCGGGGGTCTCGTACTGCTCGACCCACACCGTCTGATTCAGGCCGTCAACGCGCTGCGTTGTGGCGGCGTAGGCGGTGAACGTGTCGAGCATCAGGGACTCGGCATCCCCGCGCATCTGCTCGAGGTACGGATCTACGCTCACGGCAGGTCGTCCGCCGAGTACCAGGGGAACGGCGGGCCGGACGGGGCGGGAGCGGTCGGGACGTAGATCGTCGAGTCGCCGAGGGTCCCGCGCGTCACCGACACCGTGCCGAGGTCGCTGGGCTGGCCGCTCGCGGAGTAGTCGGCCAGCGTGTTCTTCTCCGACTCGGTGAGGTACAGGCCGGTCGCGCCAGCCTCCCCCCAGCGGCGGGTGGCATCGTCGACCGTGACCGAGGTCAGGCCGGCAGGGTTCAGCCACACGCGGGACGCGACCTGCACCACGACAACCGAGACGACGTCGGGGACGTCGGTGAGCGCTTCGGCCTCGTCGACCCAGGTCTGGCCCGTGTGGGCGCGGACCAGGGCCGACGCGGCAGACAGCACCGCCCTCGCCCGCGGGTCCGCGTCAGGGATCTCCTGACCGACCCACGAGGCGAGGTCACTCACCTGTGCGAGCGAGGGCAGTGCCATCGTCATGCTCCGATCAGACCGGGTCGGGGACCGAGACAGCGCGGGTGGCGCTGATCGTCTCCGCGCCGACGAAGGTGTCGGCGACGGCCTGGTCCTCGAGCTGGAGCGGGTTGTAGTGCTGGAGGTACCGCAGCGCGAACCCGTCCTGGGCGATGGTGGCCGAGAAGCCGGCACCCTCGGGCGCCCGCGAGGGGCGGGTGACGTGGGCGAAGGCGTCCCGGTGGTAGGCCACCGAGGTCGTCAGGTTGGGGTCGGTGACGATCGTGAAGCCCAGGAGGCGACCGATGATGGCGTCGCGCAGGACACCGTCGGTGCCGGACTCGTTGACCTTCTGGAGCTGCTCGACGTTGAGGAACGCGGCCTCGGCCTCGGGGGTGAGGGCGAAGTAGCGGTCGCTCATCGGCACCTTGCGAGCGTTGAGCACCGCACGGGCGGCGATCAGCACTGCGAGGGCGTTGGAACCGTCCGCGGCGAGGGCCGGGATGCTCGCGTCGGTGGCGACGGCGTTCATCTCGGTCAGTAGGGGGGCGGTGACGCCGTCGACGACCGACTCGGCCATCGGGCGGATGACCTCGGACTCGAGGCTGGTCAGGGTGAACGTGGCGAAGTCGTCGGGCAGGCGGATCGCCTTGTAGACCTGCGTGTCCATCGTGACCGGGATGGTGTCCTGGTCGAGCTCGTCGAACACGATCGCGTCGCGCGCGGTGCGGTTGGCCTGGGTGTAGGTCCGCGCCGCGCCGGCGGTGATCGGGTTCTTGATGTTGACCACCATGCCGCGACCGGCGACGAAGTCCTGCGAGAAGTCCTGGCGGACGGTGCGCGGGAGTGTGGTCAGGTAGCGCAGGGCGGCGAGGGTGGACCGCGCCGCCTGCTCCGGGGTGTAGAGGGTGTTCGCCACGGTGACCTCCTATGGTCGTCGGGTTGACCGCAGCAAGCCCGTGGCGGGGCCGTGCGGGGGCATCAGTGCTGGAACATCCGGGCGGCGATCTTGCGCGTGTCCGTCTCCTCGGGCTCGCGCTCCGGCTGGCCACCACCGCGCAACTGCTCGGTGGGGCGCTGGGAGGGCGGGCGCTTGGTGGGGGCCACGAGCTCGACCAGCGCCTCGGCGTCGGCGAGCATCTCCTCGCGGGTAGCGCCCTGGAGGCGCCGAGCGATCGCGAGCGGCAGACCCAGCTCGTAGCCGACCTCGAGCTGGAGGACGGTCGCCTTGAGGCCGCCGTTCTCCTTGGTGAGGTCGTCCACGCTGGCGGCCTTCTGTTCGGCCTTGGTGGCGCGCTCGCGGAGAGCCCTGTTCTCCGAGTTGACCTTGCCGATCTTGCGCTTGGCCCGCTCGGGGTCCCATGCCTCGTCTCCGTCGTCCTCCTGGGACTCCGGCTGCTCAGCAGTGGGGTTCTGGTCCTCGGCCTCCTCGGGGGTGACCTCGGTCTCCTGCGTGGTGTCCTGCTCGGACATGGATGCCCTCCTGGGGCTAGGGGATGGTGCTGCCGCCCACCGGGGGCGGAAGATCAGCGGAGGCCGCCGAGGCGGCGCATCTGCGCGAGGATCGCCTTCGCATCGGCGCCAGGGCCGGCAGCGTCACGGGCGGCGTAGTACGTCTCACGCCAGTCGGCGACGAACGGGGCCTCGTCGTAGTCGCTCATCGACCAGACCGGCACCGCGGTCGGCGAGGGCGAGCAGGCGCTCGACCGCAGCAGCGGAGTCGGCCAGTGCCTTGTCCACGTCGACGTACAGGCCGGACGCGGCCCACGAGGCGGTCTTCTCGATCTGCTGAACGGGCGGCAGGTCGGGGAGTGGTGCCGTGAAGGATCCGGGGACGTTGGCGGCCAGTCGCAGGTCGTCGTACCAGTCGGCGCCGAGTCCGCCGGCGACCGGGTGGAACGCGTCGAGCAGGTCGCCTAGCAGGCCGGCCAGTGCCACGCGAGCAGCCTCGGGCGAGTCCAGTGGCAGCGACGGCCACTCGGTGACCAGTTCGGCGATCGCGAGGGTGATGACGTCCGCGAGGGCTTCGCGGTGCGCGATGGCCTCAGCCTGCGTCGCCAAGGCGGTTCACCAGTCCGGCGACCGTGGGGTTCTGCCGCGCCTCGGCGGCAGCGTCGGCGATCGCTGCGAGGCGGTCGCGAGCGGCACCGCGGCGAGCGAGGGCCTTCCACTCGTCCACGTCGGCGGTCTCCGCGCCGGGGACCATCGACCACAGGGCCTCGGGCGGGACGCCGAGCATCTGAGTCAGCTTGCCGAGCGCGTCGGCCGCCTGAGCCAGCGAGCGGACCTGCATGTCCTGCCAGGTGATCCGCGCCCGGAAGTCCTGCGCCGCGGCCTCGTCGCCCTCGATGTGGGCTGCGAGGCGGAGCAGTTGAGCGTGAGCGTCGCCGAGGCCGTCGCGGCGCACAGTGACCTTCTGTGCCCAGCCGTTGCGGATCTCAGCGATGGTGTCGGCAGAGACGTTGGAGAGTTCGGCGAAGGCCGTGATGGGCGTCTGCGAGACGGCCGCCAAGGTCTTCTGGTCGGACTCGTCGACGCGCACGAAGCCGTCGAGCGGCGTCTCGTCGAGGGTGTCGAACTTGGTGTTCGGGTCGCGGGCGACCAGCATCTCCGACTGGGAGAGCTTGATGCGTCGACGCTCGACCTCGGCGCGGTACTCCGCCCACTCCTCGACGGTCGACTCAGCAGTGGGCTCCTTGAGCCCCTTGCCGAGGTCGACGCCGGAGACGGTGCGGATCTTCCACGAGTTGTAGTGCTGCGCCAGCAGCCGGTCGTGGACGTTCTTGTTGAGCCGCTTCGCGAGGTTGATGAACGGCTCGACCTCGCCGACCGGCTGGCCCTTGAGGTCGGTGAATGGGGCGTAGCGCACGAACGGGCAGACGCCGACCTCGTGGCCGCGCCACTCGATGAAGTCGACCTCGTCGCCTGAGGCGCCGACGCGCACGAAGTACTCGAACTCGTCGTCGTAGAGCTTCATCACCCACTCGTTGCCGGCCGGTCGACCGTGCAGCGCGTACATGGGCCACTCGTCCTCGAGGTCGTCGGCGTAGACGGTGAGGGCGTGCGAGGGGTCCACGGCCGTCAGGCGGGCGCGACGCTCGCCGCCGATGGTCCCCGGCATGGCCTTGCCGTAGCAGTAGCCGTAGCCGTTCGCGGCGTGGTGGATCGAGTGCTGGAGGCGGGAGAAGCGGTTGCGCTCCCATGCGCGAGCGACGGCGATCCGGTGCCTTATACGCGCGCCACCGCTCACGAGGCGGGGTGGCAATGGCGGATTCCCTTGCAGCACCGCACCGGCAACGGCCTCGTCTATTGCAGCGATTACCTGTCCGAAGACGAAGCCGAAGCGACCCTGCGCTCCCAACTCGACGGCGAACCGCTGGCTGAGCCCAATCGGCTGCGTTTCAGGACTGGAATGCGCAGTGCGCCTTGGAGCGGCAATTGCCTCGCGCTGGGCCTAGCCGCGGGCTTCCTCGAACCGCTTGAATCGACGAGCATCCACCTGATCCAGTCCGGTATCGCGCGGTTTCTTTCGATGCTGCCGCGCCGCGGCGCGACGGCGACGATGGCGGCGGAGTTCAATCGTCAGGCCCGCTTCGAATGGGAAAGCGTGCGCGATTTCCTGATC